TATCAAAGTCAAATTTATTACCTGTAGCTGCATCTGCAACTCCTCCAGCAACTCTTTTGATACCACTTCCAATTTTACTTAATAGACCTGATGGTTTTGGTGCTGACTGCACTCCACCACCTCTTGTTCTTACTGACGTTTGTGGCTTAGGTACTGCTACTCTCTGTGGTGCAGGTGCAGCTGCTTTTGGTACTGGTTTTTGTACTTGTGGTCGTGGTGCTGCTTGTTGTGTTGGTTGTGGTTTTGGTGTTGGTGCAGGTGCTGCTGCTTTTTGTTTAGCAGCGATTCTATCCTTTGCCATTTGTTGTGCACGAGCTCTGGCAGCATCTTTGTTTCTTTGCTGCATGGAATTTTTCTGTGCGATAGTTCTTTCGTTTATTTGAGTATCTTCATAGAACTTGTCTTTTAATTTTTGCCCAACTTTTTTAATTGCTGTTTGTGTTGAATTTGGTTCTGGAGCAGTTTTACCACCTCTAGTATGAAGTTCTGGTTTTTTCATCATACTAGAATCAGGTGCTTCATTTAATGAATTTCTCCAACTGTAATGACTATCTGTTGGAACTTCGTATTCATATTCAACTTCTTCTTTCTTCGAGTTACCCCAGTTTGCAGCACCTACTTTACGACACTTAACTAATGCACCTGATGCATATGCACTTGGCCATACTGAATATCTTGATTTTACTTTGTAATAACAAGCATCTTTAGTTCCACTACCTTTACCCTTCTTATCTTTAACTTCATTTAATTCTTCTTCCTCTAATAAAGCATCTCCAACATTTACATCATTTTCTGCGAACCAACCACGATTAACTTCAACTGCGTATCTAATTTCACTTCTAGGACTTACTGGAATTGGACTCATTGGATCTAATTCTTCAATACTATCAATTGTTCCATCTTCCTTTATAAAAGCAATATCAAGTGGAATGAAAGTATTTTTCATATGGAATGTATGATAATCATTATTCTCAAATATGAATAACATACCTCTGTCTTGTTCCAAACTCTCACGGAACATCAGACCTAATTTAAATTCACCATCATTTTGTGGAATCTCTAATTGAAGAGGTAGCGATACAAATTCTTCTTTCATTTTCTTTTTCTTTTTAGATTTTTTGTCAGTTGAGACATATGTTGGTTTTGCAGCACCAGTTTTTGACTGCTGATTTGGATCTGCCTCTCTTTTTCTACGATGTGCTGATTCTCTCTCTTTTTTACTCATACTATCATACTTTGCACGAGATACGCACTTTGGTACTCCCTCGCCTGGTTCATCACTTGCACAGGTTCCACCTGTTTTAACATTCACCCATCCACCTTTACCATCCTTTGATTTAGAACCTTTAAACCAAGAACGTAAAGTTCCTTCTTTTACGTTATCTTTGTCAGTCATATAATCTGCTGCAGTGTCAAGATAGTCTGCTGCTTTTGTAATTTTAGACTGAACCCATGCTTTTGCATTCCCCTCACCTTTACCAACTTTCTTTTTAAGTTTTTTCGCAGCAACCATAATATTGTCAGTCTGACGACGAATCATTTCATATTCGTGATCACCATGCTTTTCTTCATTCATCGCTTTGGTTTTCTTCTTCATTGAGTTGATAAATTTTCTGTAGACTGCTGCTTCAGCAGTTTTACCCATCACTCTTGCTCTTTGCTCCATAGCAATTGCTGCTTGAATTTTATGAGCATGTGATCGACTTGATTTCCTAATTTTTGCCACACTCGCTTTCGCTGTTGCGACATCCTTAAAACCAAGTCCATGAATAGTTCCTTTAGGATCTTCATCAGTGTATAAATCAGAATGTTTTTTTGACTTTGCAGGTTGCCCTTTTTTACGAGCAATACGAGGATTTGATTCCTCAGTCATTTTCTTTTTTTTACCTGCACAATGTGCTTTCTGACTAAAACCTTTTGGGTTATCACAATCAATCGACTTTTTATACTTTGCTGACCATCCTTCCCTTACTAGAAAACCATCCTCACGGACGGTAAACCCTCTGGGAATAGGTTTACACTTCTTATCAGTGTTACAATAGTATTGTCCCTTTTTACAGGAAGTCTTCGCCATTATACAGACTATTCAGAGCTATTATTATTTAGCAATCCGTCTTTTAACATCTTTGAAAGTTCACTTGTTGAACCAACAAAGAGTGCGTTGTTCGTAACAGTGTTTTGAGTTTTTGGATTATCTGCTTCTATATCTTTTACTTTCTTGTGTAAATCTGCTAGTTTATCTGTGGTATCTGCAACTGATTTAATAAGTTGTCCTGCAACTTCATATGCTCTTGGACTTGCAGTTTCTCCTGCGACTTCCATGATTCCATTGATTGCCTCTTGACCTTTTTCTATAAGTGAATATAAATTACCTCTTGTATAATCGTAATCTTTTTTGACTTCATCTACTTTAGTTACTTCATCTGCTTTAACAATAGCATCAACCTCAACACTACCATCAGTGTTGAAAGTATCATTCAATGAATCGTAACCTTTTGCCATTAGATGTCTACCCCTCTATTTGGTGCAAACTCCTTACCATCTCCAAAGAAAGTGCTTGTTTCTGTAAATCCAAAATCATCACCTGGTTCAATTAGTAAGTCATCTGCAGTATCTATAATATCATCATCGTTATAATCCTTCTTAGCTTTAGGAACAACTGTATATCTTTGTACACGTTTTGCTGTTCTTATCTTAGTATCCTCATAGTAATCCAACTGAACTTTTTTGATAAGTCCCTCTGGAGTTTGAGCGATGTGATTGAAGAAGAATGTTTTAGCAGTGAATGATAATGTGTATATTAATGCTCTTCTTGTTGCAAAATCTCCTTCATAATCATCTTGCTGTGCAATACTTTGAAGAACCATTGGTATATCTCTTTTCTCACCAATAGATTTTACTAAGTCGATTGATATATTGAAACCTGGTTGAAAGAATGGTAATATCTGCTCAAGTATTTGTAATCCATCATCTTGTTGTTTAACTAGAATATTCAAATCAAATCCAAGATTATATGGAACAGGCATGAATACCTTTTTCATTCGGTCATTATTAACATCTTTTGCTTTAAATGTTTGCGTGATACCTGCCTTTCTTGTAGAGTCGTACGATATGTTTGTAATCTCAAAAGACATTCTTGGTAATGTTATCTGAGTTGCTTTATTTAATTCTGCTTGTTGTGTAATTCTTGCTAAAAACTTTTGTCTTGGTCCGTATGCAATCGGAACTTTAATATCAGATATAACATTTCCTGCACCATCATCATGTTGCACATGGATATCATTAAATAATGTGCCAAATGCAATTACGGTCTTTCTTATAATTTGATGATAAAAATAATTTCCTAACATTAAAATGTACCAAATGGATTTGACTCAGAAAAATCTATTATTAAGTCTGCTTCCGACTCAAATATATCGCCTTCATTATATTTATCTGTGGTATCATCATCAAACACAGAAACACTGAACACTGCACCAGATTCAAGTCCTTTAATATCCTCACCTGGAAAGAATCCTGTTGTGGTTGTTCCAATTCCAACGTTTGAAACTTTAAGGATTTTTGTATCGTAATCCCAATTTTTAACCCTTGCCTGTGTTCCTGAACGCATACCCTGAACAACTTCATTGAAGTGATAAGTTCCAACACCACTAAGTGTTTCTGGATCAGATATTGTAACTGTTGGTTCAGAGGTATAACTGGAACCTGTATTTGTAACAAAGATATTTTTAACTTCATTAAATCCTTGTGTATTGTTTATACCAATGGATGCAAGACCAACTGCTCCTGTTCCACCACCTCCAGAAATAGTGACTGTTGGTGCAGTTCCAAATCCAATACCTCCATCAGTTACAACAAACTTAATAACACCTTTCGATGTTGTATTAATTGAACAAGTTGCTGCTGCTCCTGTTCCACCACCACCTGTAAATGTAATCGTAGGTGGTTCTGTATATCCATAACCTGCATTAGTAATTAATATCTTCTCCACTGACGTTATATTCGCTCTAGACGTTGTAAATGCAACAGCAGTAGCAGTTGACCCACTCAAACCACTTGGAGACGTGCTTATAGACACTAGAGGTGCACTAGAGAATCCTGAACCGTCATTATTTAAGAATATTTCACTAATGTGTCCAGTGTTAATAACTGCTTGTGCAGTCGCTGTTCTTCCAACTCCAACTAATTGAAGTTCTGCAATGTAACCAACATCATCAACTTGAGAATCAATCGCTGCAATATCAGTATCAATAACCTCATCTTCATATTCAAATAGTTCACACTTAAGTTTATAGACATAATTACTGCCTAACTGATAAAATGGTTCTTCATGTTCTACAAATTTAATTTCAAATAATCTTTGTCCGAGTGGAAAAAATACTAAGTCACCCTCACGAGGTCTTGACGATAATTCAATATCATCATCTGCCTCCATGAATGGTGCGATAAATTCTTCAAATCTTTCTTTTGATATCGTAAGAGTTACTTCATCTCTTAAACTCATACCAAATTTCGTCAAAACATCTCCAGCACCTGCATATCCATCATAGTTATCCACATACGCTTCTATTAAAAAATTATCATCAAACTTTGATGCAGTAACTTCCTCTAATATTGTTGACTGATTTACAAATTTTCTTGGTATAAATGTAACTTCAACACCATAAATTTTAAGATGCTCATTGATTAAACTTTGAACTAATCTTTGTTCACCTCTTGAACCTTGTAGAAAATGTGGATTTAATGCCATTATTCATCACCCAATAAAGTCAAGAGGAGGAGTCTCGTAGTCTTGCATCATTCTTGACCTGAGTTCCTCTATCTCTCTGACTCCATCATCGTAGATTTCTCTTCCGTTTAATTCAATTCCGCCTGGTAGTTTAGTGCCTCTAAATTTGATCAAGTTCATTCCCCATTGTTTTTTCATTAATGCAACGAAATATCTTTTTACAAATGGATCATTATAAACTTGTCTATACTCTTCAGGATCAAGAGCACGGAAACAATCTATTACAATAAATGTGTCTAATGATTGTGAACCCCAATCAATATCTAAGTATAATCTATCTTGTCTTTGATTGAATCTTATTTGTTTATCAGTTGTAAGTAAGAAGTCTATATCTTCAAGATAAGTTTTTGTCATTGCATATTGCAATAATTCAACTGAGTTAAAATAGTATAAATCATTTAAAAACAGTTGATATTTAATACTGAACATCCCACCTGAGATAGAGCTAGTATCAAATTTAAAAATTTTATTTACTCCTATTACGTGCTCTGGAACTGATATAAAGTTTGAACTTTCGTAAAAATTACTTGATACGGTTCCTGCAGTGTTAGTGGATATACCACTTGTAGTTACTATTCCTACACCATCAGTTCCTTTTGCTCTACCCCTATCTAAATCTTCTTGAGTAATCTTATACTTAAGATACATTCTCTCAATACCATTATAATGACGTTCTTGATATAACTGAAGAGTGTCATCCAGTGCGTCATGTATTTGGTCAGTGTCAAGGTTAATTTCCAAAACGGGATAACCCAGTTTACGCAAACCGAAATTTATAAGTTGTCCTCTACTTTGTGGTTTCGCCATTACTATCCGTGAGATTTGCGAGTTGCTCTAAAAGTTCGTTCTTTTCTTTTTCAAAATCATTTTTTAGAGTTTGGAGTTTCGCCTCCAAAAGAACGTTTTGATTTAATGCTGCTGCTAGTTTTGTATGATATAAGTTCACTAATACATTAAC